GATAATAATACTATTATAGGGTCTTGTTTTGACAACATAATTGGGGATAGTTTCGTTTCAAACAAAATAGGTAACGATTTTAGATACAATCAAATATTATACCCAGTGTCTTATACTGATTTTTTATCTGCAACACATGTATATGCTGATTATAATTGTAAAATTATAAAATCGGATGATTCTAATTTATACTTGGAATATTTGTCGGCAACAACACCTACATATGTTTCAATAACCGCTTAAATAATTTATTCAATATTAAGAGTTGGTGGTATTAATTTATCACCAACTTTTTATTGACTTAACCCCATCGTCATACTATATTTATAAGGATAAGGTAAATGTCATCTTGTATGACAGCTAATATACTAAACTTAAAAATATAAAAATGATAACACCAGAAGAAATCGAAAGTTTCCTCCACGGAAACGACCCCGAAGAACACATAGTCGCAATAGAATATGATTGGGCTTCAGAAAACATCTTTAAGATTAAAGAAATCCCCGGTAAAGGAAAAGAAATTAGAAAGGATACATTCACCCCATTTGCTTGGGTTGGTGACCTACACGGACTTAATTTCTACAAATCGTCCAAAGCAAATCAAAAAGAAGCAATGACCAAACACGGAATCCTAATTGAGAAATTGGAGACTGGTGGTAATGAAAGACTTGAGAAAGGTCTTAAGTATATGGTCAAATCTTTAAAGGGTTACAGAAGTTTAATGCAATTCTTTAAAGAAGGAGGAATTGACCCTTATGGCGAAAAAACCAAAGAATACTTCTTAATACCTTCCCCAGTTGAACAATATCTAATCCAAAAGGAAAAGAGGTTATTCAAAGGGTACGATGATTATAATGACATTACAAGATTGGTATTCGACTTAGAGACTACCTCTTTAGAACCTAAAGATGGTAGAATATTTATGATTGGAATTAAAACAAACAAAGGATTAGAGAAAGTAATTGAATGTGCAACTGAAGACCAAGAACGAGCAGGGCTTGTTGAGTTTTTCAGAATTATTGACGAAGTTAAACCATCAATCATTGGTGGATATAATTCATCCAACTTTGACTGGTATTGGATTATGGAAAGGTGTAAAACTTTACATCTTGACATTAAACGTATATGTAAGACCTTACATCCAGAATATAAATTTAAACAAACTAAGGGTATGTTGAAACTCGCAAATGAAGTAGAGGAATTTAAACAGATTGGAATATGGGGATATAATGTTATTGATATCCTACACTCAGTTAGAAGAGCTCAAGCAATCAATTCGAGTATTAAATCTGCAGGTCTTAAATACATTACTCAGTATATTAATGTTGAAGCTCCTGATCGTGTTTATATTGACCATAATAAAATTGGGTCAATGTACGCTAATAAAGAAGAGTATTGGTTGAATGTCCAAAATGGAAAATATAAGAAAGCTGATAATCCACAATTCAATAACCTAGATAAAAAACATCCTGGTGTTTATATTAAAACAACTGGGGACAATATTGTTGAGAGATATTTGGATGATGACTTGGAGGAAACCTTGAAGGTGGATGATGAATTCAATCAAGGTACATTTATGTTGGCCTCAATGATTCCAACAACTTATGAAAGAGTTTCCACCATTGGAACTGCAACATTATGGAAAATGTTGATGATGGCTTGGTCTTATAAACATAAACTTGCAATTCCCCAAAAAGAAAAGAAAACTGATTTTGTTGGTGGTTTATCAAGACTATTAAGAGTGGGTTATTCCAAGGATGTTTTAAAACTTGACTACTCATCTCTATATCCATCAATTCAATTGGTTCACGATGTATTCCCTGATTGTGATATTACAGGTGCGATGAAAGGTATGTTATCATATTTTAGAAGTGCTCGTATTATGTACAAGAACTTGGCGGCTGAATGGTATGATAAAGACAAGAAGAAATCATTATCATATGATAGAAAACAATTACCAATCAAGATATTCATCAACTCAATGTTTGGTGCTTTATCAGCCCCTCATGTGTTTGCATGGGGTGATATGTATATGGGTGAACAGATAACTTGTACTGGAAGACAATATCTTCGTCAGATGATTAAGTTTTTTATGGGAAAAGGTTATACCGCACTTGTAATGGATACGGATGGTGTGAATTTCTCACTACCTAAAGGTGGAGTGGATGATAGAGTTTATATTGGGAAAGGTCTTAATTGGAAGGTTAAAAAGGGTAAGGAGTATAAAGGATATGATGCTGATGTTGCGGAGTTTAACGATATTTTTATGAGAGGTGAAATGGCTCTAGATTGTGATGGAACTTGGAAATCATGTATTAATCTTGCTCGTAAGAATTACGCAACGATGGAACACAATGGAAAGGTAAAACTTACAGGTAACTCAATTAAATCAAAAAAACTTCCACTATACATTGAGGAATATTTGGATAAAGCAATTAGATTGTTATTGGAAGGTGAGGGTCAAAAGTTTGTTGAGTGGTATTATGAATACTTAACTAAAATCTATAACAAAGAAATACCATTGATGAAAGTGGCTCAAAGAGCTAAGGTTAAACTGAGTATCAAGGATTATATTGAGAGGTCAAAACAAACAACCAAATCAGGTGGGGCAATGTCGAGAATGGCTCATTTAGAATTAGCAATCAAACATAATCTAAAAATTAATTTGGGTGATGTAATTTATTATGTTAATAACGGAACAAAAGCAAGTCATGGGGATGTACAAAAAATTAATAAACCAAAAAAAGGTTGGACTCAACAAGATTTAGATAATTTTATGGAAGGTTATGGACAAATACCACTAGATTCTGTTGATTCTTATACACAACTTAATTGTTATATGTTAGACCCAAACGATTTAGAAAACAATCCCAACATGACAGGAGAATACAATGTAGCGAGAACAATCACAACATTTAATAATCGTATTGAACCTTTATTAGTTGTCTTCAAACAAGATGTGAGAGATACTCTTATTATTGATAATCCTGTGAAAAGACAATTCTATACACAACAACAATGTGAACTAATAAATGGAGTTCCATTTGAGGAAAAAGATCAAGACAGACTAAAGGAGGATGTATTGGATTTAGAACAAAAGGAAATTGAATACTGGAACAAAAGAGGAATTAATCCCAACTATATTTACGATTTAGCTGAAGAAGGATGGGAACAATTTAATAATGGTTAAAAAAAAACCCCACTCAAAAGGTGGGGTTAATTATTTAATTTAGTTTCATTCCATCTGAGGATATTATGTACCAACCCCCCATATAATATTCAAGTTCAACACAAGCTCCATTATCAATTTCAATTTCCTCATATTGCTCATCAATCAAAGAATTCTTTGGTAATATAATTGTCTTGGTTAAAACTTTTATTTTAACTGATTCGGTTGTTTCACCATCCAAAGTTATTTCACATTTATCAACATCTTTAATAATCAAAAGGTATTCACCATTTGTGGTATAGGTTGGGACATTTACAATCTTCTTTAATTTAGTTGGTTGAGTTTGTTGTCCGTATTTTAATGTTTTGGTTATTTCACCAATTTTTTTCTTTTGTTCCATTATATTACATATATTTGTCTTGGCATTGCTTGGAATTTTTTAACCTTATTTAGGTTTTCAGCAATCAACGCTTCTCTTTCCATTACCTTTTCTGGTCTAAGTCTTGATAATCTTCCTTCAGCCCCAGTTAATTCTTCAATCAATTTTGTTTTTTCATCTTTACCTTCTGTGGCTAAACTCTGATAATCCATTGTAAGCTCGCTGTCAGGAGTTTTAATGTTACCACTGAACTTACCCCTTACTTTTGATAATGTTTCCTTGGCGGACGCAAAGAACCACTTACGAACCCATATTTGAGCGGGGTTATTTAAATCAATCCAACTTAGTTTATCAAATGGGACATCGGAAGGTAATTTTATTATATCAGGATTCTTTTTTAAACAGTCATCTCTATCTGGACCGTCAACTTCATAATACCAATACCAAACCTTACCATTCATCAATGTTGCATTACCAAAGTCAAATTTACCCCCAGGTGTTTGCATTAAGTGAACAGCTTTTTTGCCTTCAGGTAGTGCGGTAACACGATAAGTCATTTCCCCACCAATAATTCTTCTTTGGATATTAATTTCCTGCATTCTTAATAACATATCAAATACTGGCATCATAAAATATGAACCACTATTACCCATTTGAGTAAAACCACCAGGACCACCCAATCCAACACCACCCATAGCACCAAACGAAAATGGGTCAAATAATAAATTATTAAGAGTTGCTGGAGTAAACCATAGAAGTTCGTTTAACTCACGACCTGCTGGTATTTCATATATCTGTTGGTGGGGTATAAGTTGTATATAATCTTTCTTTAATACACTGTCACCACCAGCTTGTAATCCAACAATTTTAGAATAGGCATAAGAATATCTATTCTCAAAGTCAAAACCTTTTGTTATGAAGGCTTTTGATAATGATTGGGTATCCAAGTTCAATCCATATAAGGAAGACCATTGAGATTCAATTAACCAATCTTGTATGTATTGTGAATAATCCTCAATTGCCAATTGTAATAAGGAATCTAGTTGTTCATCTTCCAGCTCAATACTTCTTAGTGGAGCACCCAATGAGTGTCTTAATTTTGTGTAGAGCTGTGTTCTTTCTGGTTCGGGTATTATTGACATAGTTTTTTATTTATAAATATCAAATTATTGTGTTAATAATTTCAACAATTGAATTTTACATTGTTTAATACCTTCACTTAATTCTTCTGAAATTCCCAAATCTTTTAGTTTATCTTGAAAGAATTGTATTCTATCTTGGTAATACTTAACTAATTTTTCTTTGTCTCTTCGTAATAATTTTTTTTCTGAACTTAATGTTGTTCCTTTCTTTAATTCAAATAATATATTTGTTTTTAATGGTTCTTCATAATAATTGATTATAAATTTAAGACCACCGTAATTGGTACTACTTGTTGTTATTATTTTATTATAATCATTTCTGAACATAACATATTCATCTGTTGATGTATTAACATATATTATAATATCAACATAATCCATTTTATATTTATTATGTTGGTTATATGATTTAACCCCATAATAAAACCCTCTATCATCGTCTTCAAAATAACCAATATCGTCTGGCTTGAATGGTTTTACTTGGAAGTAAATTGGTTCATTGTTTTCTAGTTCTAAAACAATATCTTGACCATAAAGTGTATCATTGATTGCTCCACCACAATAGTTATATAACTTATAGTCAATATTTTCTTTTTTCTTATCTAAATCATATATTTTCTCAATAATATTTTTGGCAAAAGATTCATTTTTAATACCTTTATCAAAATAATCTTTAGCAATATCAACTAGTTCTTCTGTGTAAATTCCATCATTTGAGAACAAGTCATATACGTTTTCTAAAATCCAATCCTCAAGATTTAAATTACGTTTTGTTTTCTTTTTTTCTCTTTTATATATGTTAATAATTGCACTATGAATATTTGTATTGGCATCCCAACGATTAATTAATGACCAATTACCACTTCCACCATATTCTTCTTCTGTGTAATAACCTCCAATAATCCCAATGTTTGTTTCGCAATTTGGTTCATTAATTTTACCAATACAACCATTACCTGACTTATCATCATCACAACTTGGGTATTGATTAAACATTAAATCCCTCATTCTTTTTTTGGAGAATGGGAAATTACTACCCTCAAGTAATAGTCTGTTTTTACGTGTTGATTCAGTTAATTTTTTTAAGAAAACATTGCCATCTTTTTTCATTATCTCATCTTCTTTGAATGTATATGAATATTTGAAATTAGAATCGTTTTCAATTGGGGTTGGGGTTGCGTTATTATTGAATAATATATAATTGTTACGATTATATATGAAAACAAATATTTGAATATTCTTAACTTCATATTTGTTTTTACTTTTGAATACATATATTGGTTGTCCATTCTCATCACCTTTAAATAAATCATGTGTTGGTTTAACCTGAACGAACTTATCAACATTGTCTTCATTCCATATCATATCTTGACCTTTAAATTTATCACGAAGGTCTCCATCACAAAATCTTGTTATTTTTGATTGACTATATAAGGAATTTAAAATATCTACCGCAGTATTTTCTCTAGTAATACCAAGGTCTAATGATCCTTTTTTTGTTTCAGGATTAGAAATTAATGGTAATAATTGTTGGACTAATTTTCTGTCTTCAGCAAATAAAGCATTTTTCATTTTATTCATCCAAGACTTAAACGAACTTTTTTCACTATTTAGAAATCCATAAAACTCTAAAATCTTTTTACTAATATCTTTATGACCGTCAAACCAATTCAAAACTGACCATTCACCTAAACCACCCCTTTGACTCATCGCATATTTACCACCAATAACACCATAACCAGTTTTGCAAGTATCTGATTCTATTTTACCATAACAGGCATTTGGTATACGTTTATTTAAGTCATAATCTTTTATTATTTTAGGACTACATTCTGGATATACTTTTTTTAATAATTCTTGGGTTAATTTGGGATTAATTCTTCCATTAACGATGTATTCACTTTCAGGTAATCCGTCATTACTAGTTTCTTCTTTAATAATCCTAATTGATTCCATTAATTTAGATTTTTGTTTTTTCAAATACAAGTCATTTACAAAGTCCCAATTAACTACATGCCAAAAGTTTTTAATATATTCATCTCTTTTGTTTTGATACTTTAGATAATACGCATGTTCCCATAAGTCCAAACCTAATATTGGAAACCCACCTCCCTCAATAACATTCATTAATGGATTGTCTTGATTTGGTGTTGACATAATTTTTAACCTACCATTTTTTGTTAGAACCAACCAACACCATCCAGATCCGAATCTATCTTTAGATTCTTCGTTGAATTTATTTTTAAATTCATTTATTGATCCAAAATCTTTTATAATTCTTGATTTTAATTCTGATGGGATTTCTTTTTTTTGGGGTGATAACATTTTCCAAAATAAAACATGGTTAAATGCCCCACCCGCATTGTTTCTGACAGTTTTCGGGAATTTACTAATTGATTTAATAATATCTTCTAATTCTAAATCACCGTAATTTTTTTTAGATAACACGTCGTTTAGTTTCTTTACATATGTTTTATAATGTCCGTTATAATGAACATCCATAGTTTTACCATCAATAAATCTTTTAAGTGAGGATTTCGAATAAGGTAATTTCTCAATCCCAATCTTTTTCATTTCCAATAATAGAAACTCACCAGCATTGATTTTTTCTGTTAATAAATTGATTTTGTTTTCAAGTATCATCATAAGATATAAATATCCTATAAATATCAATGTGATACGTTAATCTTATTCATTATCTGTTCTATAAATTCAGCCTTATCAATATTATCGCCCATAACAGTATCAATGATATTCTTTTTATTAATTAACATATCATATATAACACCCTCAATAGTATTATCAAAGATTGGGTAATAAACTGAAACACAATTTTTCTGCCCATATCTATAAGCTCTATCTTCAGCCTGTTGGTGATGTGCGGGAACAAACGATAAGTCATTGAATATAACTGCTTCTCCTGCGGTTAATGTAATACCAACTCCTGCTGCTTGAATATTACCAACGAATACAGATATCTTTTCATTATCTTGGAATTGATCAACAGCGTATTGTCTTTGAGCCTTTGAACAAGTCCCATCCAAATAAACTGATTTCTTCCCAAAGTGGGTGTGGATTTGTTGTAGGGTATCAGTAAAGTTTGTGAATACAATAACCTTCTTGCCTTGTTCCAATACATTCTCAATAAATTCAATTGTATCAGGTACTTTTCCTTCGGCAATTGCTTGTCTAACCTTCATCAACTTATTAAATTGAACGGTTAATGATTTTGATTCGTTAGGGTTTTTATTATACCACTCATAATATTCCCCCATCAATTCTTCATATTTCTTTGATTTTAATCTCAAATAGATTGGGGTTATAATCTTCTCAGGTAAATCCAAAACATCTTCTTTTAATCTTCTTAACACTTGTCTTGATGTCCTATCTCTTAATTCTTCCAAGTTAGATGCTCCGTTGACATTCCACACCTTTCTATTTCCCGCCTTGAATTGATATCCTTGACAATACCGAATAACATAAGCCATCCAATTTTGAGCTACAGGACTTTCAATTAAGTTTAATAAGTTATAATAATTGATTGGTCTGTTTGTCATTGGAGTTCCTGTTAACAACCAAAGGTATTCTGAACTCTTAACAAAACTATTAATCAATTTCGTTCTCAATGATTGGGGATTTGCAACATAATGTGCCTCGTCCATTATAATCAAATCAAAATTACCTTTTGTAATTGGGGAGTTCTCCTTATCTTTTAAATCATAGAAATTTTTAACAATATCATAATTTATGATAACAATATCGTGCTCGGTGGAGAAATTCTTTCCCTCACAAATATAAACACTTCTATCGGAATAATTTCTAATTTCCCTCTCCCAATTTAACTTTAATGAAGCGGGACATATTATTAAGATTTTCTTAACATTTGTTTCTAGTGAGGCTATGATTGCCGCAGTTGTTTTTCCCAGGCCCATATCGTCTGCTAATATGAATTTTTTACTACCAACCAATTTCTCAATGGCGACCTTTTGATGTTCCAAGGGCGTCCTATGACTATACTTTGAATAATCAATTTTAACTTCAGTTGTGTTATGTGTTTTCAATAACGCGGCTTTAGGTAACCACATATCTGATAACGTATCACCAGTGTTAAACTTACCCCAAATGTGATAAGATTTTTCTTTATCAACCAATAATTTTTCAACCCAAACGTCTGTGGGGATGTTCAACATATTTTTTTCATCAGCAATCTTCTTTGCGAAATAAGGTTCTATGTTCACCCATTTCTTGGCAACCTTTGGTTCAACTGAATTATAATTTACGATATATTCTGATTGGGATCTGGTGGGATAGAATTTCTTATTGGTTTCTTTTAGATTTTTTAGTTTGAGGATATAATTGTTCCCACCCAAATAATTATCTAAAATATATAGAGCTTTTGTTTCAATAAGAGTTGATGTTTTTCCTGTTAAAGTCAAAATAAAGATTTTAACATAAAAATAGTTGAAAGTTTAATATTTATCAATATGATAAACAAAATGCCTATAACAAGGGTTGGTAAGTTTTTTGGAGCTGAAGACTATAACTTGGACTTATCTATTGGGGAAGAATGGTTGTATGGTGATATGAATTTCACCGTTGTATTGTATCGTGTAGATAGAATGAAAACCAAGACTGACGATGTATATGGTGAAACATTAAAAGATGGAATTAAATTTTTACCCCCAATTGAATTAAAGGGTTATGTTCAGATTATGGCACCAGAGAATAAACAGATTGCTGGAAATAAGATAAATCAATTTGAACCAGGTAATATGAAATTCTCAACATACCAAAAACAATTGGATGAGTTGGGAGTTGATATTGAATTTGGGGATTACTTGGGTTATTACGAAACTGAGGATAGAATCAGATACTATATTGTTAATAATGATGGTAGGGTTGTATCTGACAACAAACATAACTATGCGGGGTATAAACCTTATTATAGAACTATTATAGCATCAGCTGTAGTAGATAATGAATTTAGAGGATTATAATTATGCCATTACCTAAAAAGATTAAAAAGAATTTACCATTAACTGAATCCAAAATTTTATTGGCTAGAAGGCAAGAGTTGTTGGATAAAATCAATAAGGACGGAACATATCTACCCAAATCATTACTACATGCTGATTTGGATGGTGGGTTTTTGGATTTTGTTAAGAATGAGCTAAGATTATCTGTTGATGGTAAGGTAGTACCAAATGTTGATATATTAATGACCACTCAGAATTGGGCACAATTTACACAGACTTGGGATTTCCAAAATATAGATAAAAACGCAGAACCCCCATTTATAACAGTTGTTAGAACTCCTGAAGTTAAATATGGAACTAATCCAGCTACACTATATACAATACCAAATAGGAGACAATTTTTTTATGCTCAAGTTCCAACTTGGGATGGGAATAGAGTAGGTATGGATATATATACAATACCCCAACCAGTACCAATTGATATAACCTATCAAGTAAAAATAATTTGTAATAGAATGAGGGAGTTAAACTCATTCAATAAAATTGTAATTGAGAAGTTTTCGTCAAGACAAGCATATCAAGTTATTAAAGGACATTACATTCCAATTATAATGGGAGGGATTACTGATGAATCCGTGATGGATATGGAGAAAAGAAAATATTATATCCAAAGTTATGAATTCACAATGTTGGGATTTTTGATTGATGAAAATGAATTTGAGGTTAGCCCAGCAATTACAAGAGCGCTTCAAGTTTTTGAAACTGATACAAGGAGTGTGAGTAGGGGTAAAAGAAAAGATATTCCAAATGATACAACTGAAATAAATTCTGTATTTAAAGTTGGTGTAACATCATTATCAGAACGATTTAATTATATTACGGATTTGACTATTGAACAAACAACCAATATTGATTCATATGATGTGTTTATCAATAATGATTATTATGGTTCTGATGTTAATTTAATCCAATTAAATAGTGGGGATGTAATAAGAATTGATATTGTTAAGGTTGATACTTTGAGTGATAGTACAATAAGGATAATTAGTAAATTAATTTAATTATCCCCATAGATATCTTTTTTTTCTTTACATTTTTCAACAATCAATTTTTCTAAAAAACGATACATCTTGATACCATTTTTATCACAATAACTTTTGAGTACATTATGAACCTCAATAGATATTTTTAAATTTTTGATTTTCTTCTCCTTATCATCCATAGCAGAAAAAAGGTAGAATTAATTCTACTCAATTTATATATACATATCTATATGTCAAGTATTTTACATTTTTCTTTAATATTTATGTAATAAATAAATAAATTACTAAACACTAAAAAAAAATGTCTAATTCTAAAGTTTTCGTATCACCAGGTGTTTATACTTCCGAAGTTGACTTAAGTTTTGTATCACAGAGTGTGGGTGTTACAACATTAGGTATTGTCGGTGAAACTCTTAAAGGTCCCGCTTTTGAACCTATATTCATTAGAAACTTTGACGAGTTCACAGCCTACTTTGGTGGTACTTCACCAGAAAAATTCATCAACACACAAATACCAAAATATGAGGCGGCTTATATTGCCAAGGCGTATTTGCAACAATCTAATCAATTATTTGTAACAAGAATATTGGGATTATCAGGTTATGATGCGGGACCATCTTGGTCTATATCAACAATTGCAAATGTTGACCAATCAACCGTTGATTTCTTATGTTTGGGTTCAACAATACCATCAGGTACTTGTGAACCAGTTTGTACTGGGTACTCAATCTATGATTATTCAATTGACTTTACTGGTTGTACTAACAATGTGGAAACAATTGCCTTTACATCAAGTATTGAACCATTAATTCTAAGTAAAATTGATTTACCTTTTGAACAGTTCAACGGTTCAATTAGTACCTTGAGGGATAATATGTATCAACAAATATTGGATGTATTAATTACCCCAAGTTTGGATGACAATTCAATTTACTACTATGGACCAATTTCGGGTTCAGATTACACAGCCTTAGTTTCAACAGGATATACTGCCGCAACTAATGTGTTTAAAGTAGATAATGTTGATGCTAGTCTTATTAATTACAACGCCCCAGCTAATGACCCTTGGTATTATGCTTTGTTTGACCATACTGGTATTAATTCAATGTATACTGGGTTTTCGTATTATTCTATTGTATCTGGATTGACGGTGTTGCCGACAACAATAACTTCAACGATGCCACCGCCACCGCCACCACCATCACCAACACCAATTAATCCTTGTGTGACACCATTACCAACACCAACACCAACGACTACTCCAACACCTGTTGTTGTAACTTGTTATTCGGGTATTGTCACTGGAACTATATATGTGTTCTCAGGTATGGCGTATACTAATTACGATGATTTGGTTATCGCCACATTACGTTCAAGGGGTATTGCTACTTATGGTAGTAATAGTACAGGTCCAGCTTATCAAGTAACGGGTTTGACTGATGTGTCATTGAATTGTATTGGAACATATTCTGCGGTAACTAAAAACCCATATTCAACTTTTGGGGTAAATGTAACAGATAAGGACGGAGATACTTTCTTCTTTGAAACTTCATTCTCAAATTCAAATGTTAATTATATTGGTAAGGTATTTGGTTACTCTAACTTTGCAAAACCTAGAACTGTTGTACCATTATTTTTGGAAGAAAGATTCCAAAGTTTATTAAATTACGCTTACAGAAAAGGTTATATCAGAGGTTTGAATTGTAATTTGACTTCTTTAGATTCAGCAATTTCTCAAGTATCAACATCAATTGGATGGTATTTGGAACAATATCAATCACCGGAATCACCTTGGGTTGTTTCTGAATTAAGAGGTAATAAAGTATTCAATCTATTTAAGTTTATTACAATAGCTGATGGTGATGCCGCTAATACGGAAGTAAAAATATCAATTGGTAATATGTCGTTCAATAATGGAACATTTGATGTATTTGTACGTGATTTCTTTGATACTGATGCTAATCCTGTGGTAATTGAGAGATTCACCAATTGTACGATGAACCCCAATGAAAATAGTTTTATTGCTAAAAAGATTGGTACTAGTAATGGTGAGTTCCAAATGAATTCAAAATATGTGATGTTGGAGATGAATGAAGATGCTCCAACTGATGCCTTACCTTGTGGATTTGAAGGTTATATGTTTAGGGAGTATGCTGGCGTTAAATCTCCATTCCCAATTTATAAAACAAAATATGATTTCCCTGGTGAAGTTATATACAATCCACCATTTGGTTTAATATCGGGTGCAGATGATATATCTAGAAGTGGTGGGGATAATGTAAAAAGAACATATTTAGGTATTTCAGATACTATTGGATATGATATTGATTTCTTTGGATATAAAGGAAAACAAAATCCAATAGATACTTGTGAAGGTGTTGGTACTAATTGGGCGTTTAAAACTCAAGGTTTCCATATGGATAAAAACGCTTCGGCTATTACAATATCTAACTTCTTTACAACTAGTGGTACATCCGCGTTCCAAGTTGGTTCTGGTGAATTTATCACAGACCCAGAAAATGCGACAAATCCATATTATAGGTTAAACGCACGTAAATTTACTTTATTGTGTCGAGGCGGTTTTGATGGTTGGGATGTGTATAGAGAAAGAAGATCAAATGGTGATGAATTCAGATTAGGTGGATCTGGTTTCTTAAGAGGTGTTTGTACATCATTAAGATATCCAACTGCGACTGGTAATGGAACATTTAAACGTATTACAGTTGGTAATAATAGTGAAGATTACGCTAACACTGACTATTATGCTTACTTGTTAGCTCAACAAACATTTTCAAATCCAGAAGCGGTTAATATTAATGTTTTCACAACACCAGGTATTGATTATGTATTTAATTCTAACTTAGTTGAGGCGGCAATAGAAATGGTAGAGTTTGATAGGGCTGACTCAATATATATTTGTACAACACCCGACTATAATATGTTAGCACCAAATACTAGTGACCCAATCAATAGTATTTTCCCTCAAGAAGCGGTTGATAGTTTGGAAGAAAGTAATATTGATTCTAATTATACGGCAACATATTATCCTTGGGTATTAACAAGAGACACGGTTAATAACACTCAGGTTTATATTCCTCCAACTGCGGAGGTATGTAGAAACTTAGCATTAACTGACAATATCGCTTTTCCTTGGTTTGCTGCGGCAGGTTATACTCGTGGTATTGTTAATGCAGTTAAGGCTAGACGAAAACTAACACAAGAAGAAAGAGATACTTTATACAAAGGTAGAATTAATCCTATTGCGACTTTCTCTGATGTTGGAACTGTAATTTGGGGTAACAAGACTTTACAAATTAGAGAATCTGCGTTAGACAGAATCAATGTTAGAAGATTGTTATTACAAGCACGTAAATTGATTTCTGCGGTATCTGTAAGGTTATTATTCGAACAAAACGATGCCAAGGTTAGACAAGACTTCTTGGATGCGGTTAATCCAATCCTAGACGCTATCAGAAGAGATAGAGGTTTATACGATTTCCGTGTAACAGTTTCTTCAGATCCGGCTGATTTGGATAGAAACCAATTGACAGGTAAGATATACATCAAACCAACTAGAGCGTTAGAATTTATAGATATTACTTTTTACATCACCCCAACAGGTGCTTCATTTGAGAATATTTAATATTTTTTAACCTTATAATTAATTATCCCTCCTTAAATTTTAAGGAGGGTTTTTTGTTTTTTAATAAAATTTATTATATTTATGTGTAGATAAGTGTTAGTCACATTTAAAAATATTTTACCTATGAAAGTTGAATTAAAATGTACGAGTTGTTCAAATATGTTTATTACTGATTATAAACATAGAGATAAGAAATTCTGTGATAGAACTTGTTATTTTGAATATGCGAAAAAAAATAAATTACTCGGTAAGGAAAAAGATGAAAGTGTAAGAGAGGAAAGATTTTGTGTTCAATGTGGTAATAATTTTACGGAAAGAAAAAAACACGAAAGAAACCTTTGTTCAAATGAATGTAGGGTACTTTGGAATCAAAATGAGGAGAACAAGAAAAATAGAATTAATAATTCAAAACAAGCCATGTATGAAAAATACGGGGTAATAGACATCATAGATTTGTGTTTAGAAAGGATGTGTTAGTTAAAGAAGGTTACAATAAAGACATGACTGAATGGGAAATAATGAAATTAAAAGGCTATGATAGAATTTGGGATTGTGGTTCATTAAAGTTTGAATTATTGTGTGAATAACCGATAATGGGGAGAGGTTTTAACCTCTCCCCATTTTTTTTATTGTAAAATGATATTTATTATTAAAATTAATTATGAGAATATTAGTAACTGAAAACCAATATAGGAGAATATTAAGTGAATTTTATGAAAAGGGTTATTCATTTGATTGGGATGATAATGTTTTAAATATGCCAACAAAAATACATTTGGAGAAAAAATCAAATGGTGGTTGGAAAGATTATGAAGTATCAACAGAAAAGTTTAGAGAGATACGACATGAACTTGATGGGGAAAAATTGAGATTAAAAAACAATAATCCAAATGACGCCTTTAAAGATTTTAAAACTGAAATTTTTATTCAACATACTAAAGATGCCATTAATGCTAATGAATTTGGACCTAGTTTCAAAAAGTTCAAAAAAGCTTTAATAAATGGATATGATTTTTCAATCATTACAGCTCGTGGTATAAGTAAAGATTCTTTAAGAAAGGGTATAAAAGTTTTAATTGATATGACTTTCTCTGATGAAGAAAAAGAAACAATGAATAAAAATTTAAAAGAAAAGAAATATAAAAGTATTGATGACTATATAAGTGACCAACAATTATCGGCAGTTTCTTCAGAAGAATTTAAAACTGAATACCAATCAAAAGGTGGTGCTGAAAACCCTGAAGTAGCAAAGACAATGGCTTTTGAGAAATATGTTGAAAGTGTTGTTAAAAAGGTTGAGGATTTGGTTGACCACCCAGATAGAGAGGGAGTTAAAATTGGATTCAGTGATGATGATTTAGGTAACATCAAAAAAATGGAAGAATTCATTAGGAAAGAATTATTGAAGAAATATCCTAAAGTTAAATTTGTAATATATGATACTTCAAATCCTAAAGATGTTAAGAAAAAATATATTAATATAGAAATAGATAATTAATTATTAATATAATTAAAATTATATATAATAACTAATATATAATGTGATTAATTAATGGATAATTATTTTTCAAATAAAAGTAAATAGAAAAATTTTCAACTACATAATATTTATAATAAAATAAATGAACAAAACTAAAACAATACAAAATGGCTGATTTATTAATGAAAATGCCGGTTCCTTATGAACCGAAAAGACAGAATAGGTTTATTTTCAGATTTCCATCTTCATTAGGAATTAATGAATGGTTTGTAGAAAGTGGTAGTAGACCGACATTCACCGTTGGGGGAACTGAAATCCAATTTTTAAACACTTCAACTTATGTTGCTGGTAGATTCAAATGGAGCCCAATTACAGTTAAATTAAGAGACCCAATAGGTCCTTCGGCGGCACAAGCGGTTATGGAGTGGGTTCGTCTTTGTGCTGAATCAGTTACAGGTCGTATGGGTTATGCTGCGGGTTATAAAAAGAATGTTGATTTGGAAATGTTAGACCCAACTGGAGTTGTTGTTGAAAAATGGATTTTAGAAGGCTGTTTCATTACTTCAGCTAACTTCGGTCAATTAGGTTATTCTCAAGAAGGTATTGCGGGTATTGACATCCAATTACAAATGGATAGATGTATTTTAGTATACTAATATACTATAATCACGTTATTTTCAATCCTAAATGTATCGTTTACATTTAGGATTTTTTTTTTATTTTTTTAAAAAAAAACAATTATGAATGTTGAAGCTTATGGACAAATGAATTTTAGTTTACCTCACGATTTAGTACCACTACCATCTCAGGGTAAATTTTATAAATCAAAAAAGAAATCAATAAAAGTTGGGTATCTTACAGCTAGTGATGAAAATTCTTTAGTGTCAGGAAATCAAATAAATGGGGGTAATATAATCCTAACCCTATTAAGAAATAAAATATATGAACCTGATTTAAAACCTGATGAATTATTAGAGGGTGACATTGAAGCACTTTTGATATTTCTGAGAAACACTGCTTTTGGTCCAGAATACACAATATCTCTATCCGATCCAAAAACAGATAAAACATTTACAGTCAATCTATTGTTAGATGAATTAAATATCAAACAACCAAAAGAATTACCTGATGAAAATGGTTTATTTACGACAATTTTACCCAAAACAGGTGTAACTGTAAAATTAAAACCTTTAACTTATGGTGAAATAAATGATTTAGATAAAATGGCAGAACAATACCCAGCTAATTTAATTATACCTAAAATTACTTGGAGACTAAATAAAATAGTTCAAGAAATAAACGGAGATACCGATAGAGGAAACATTTCACTATTCATTGAAAGTCTACCAATTTCTGATTCAAAATATATAAGAAATTTTATTAAGGATAATCAACCATCATTAGATTTAAGTAAAACAATTTTAGCCCCATCAGGAGAAAAAGTAACATTTGATGTTACTTTTGGGGCGGAGTTTTTTCGTCCTTTCTTCTAATTACGGAACGCTATTATTGGATGAATATTATGTTATGGCAAAACACTTAGGATTATCTTGGAGTGATTTTTGGATTATGCCTACATATATGAGAAAATATTTGATTGATAAAATAATTGAGTACAATACACCGAAAGACTAATTAATAAATTAGTCTTTTTGTGTATTTATGTTAAATGTTATAGTATGGGTGATGATGAAAAAAAGTTTACGGATGTCTTTAAATCTTTGGGTAAATATGCTGAAGTCGTAGGTTCTGCATTCCTATCGAATTTTAGAACAACAGATATCTCTAAACAAATTCAAGAATATGAAAATAAAGCAATTGCGGCAACAAAGGCATTTGGATTAGGTCGTGACAACATTGTTGAACTTAAAAAATCTATGGCCGATGCTGTAGTTAGTGTAACTCAATTAGGTGGAGGACTTGATGATGTTGCTACATTAGCATTAGACGTTGGTAAGGCACTAAATAGAAATATTACATTAACATCAGATTCTTACGCTAAACTTTACGCAACAGCACAAGTAACTGGAGTTCAAAATGCTACATTGATTAATGGATTTAAAGATGCTGGGTTTTCAGTATATCAAGTTAGTCAAAATATGCAAAAGGTTGTTGATACCGCTAGAGAATCGGGTATAAATGTCAAAACCGTATCCAGTGAGGTTATGAGTAATATGGGTTTAATGGATAAGTATAATTTTGCCGGAGGTGTTGAGGGTTTAGCTAAAATGGCAACTCAAGCAACAAATTTAAGAATTACTGTTAAAGATATTCAAAATACAATGTCTAAGACATTTGAACCTGAAAGTGCTATTGAGATGGCCGCGGCATTACAAAGACTTGGTATGGCTCAGAGTGATTTGTTAGACCCACTAAGATTAATGGATTTAGCTCAAAATGACCCAGCGGAATTACAAAACCAAATGGCTGAAATGAGTAAGACCTTTGTTGAGTTTAATGAAAAAACAAAGTCATTCCAAATAGCACCAGGGGCTAAACGACAATTACAAGAAGTAGCACAAGCTCTTGGTATGCAACCAGAAGCTTTTGCAAAAATGGCAAAATCTGCGGCAGAAATGGATGATAAATTAAAGAAAATATCATTCCCTGACACATTCACCGAAGAACAAAGAAAATTTGTTGCCAATATGGCTGAAATGGGTGAAGGTGGTGAATATATGTTACGATTGGACGGAAAAGATATGGGTATTGATAAGGCAATGAAATTGTTCCAAGAACAACCTGAGACATATAAAAAATTCTTGGAAGACTCAAAACCCAAATCAATGGAAGATATTGCGAAAGGACAATTAACCGTTTCGGAGTCAGTATTAGCAAATGTTAAATCCATAGCTAATAGAGTAGGGGCAGCTGTTGCTAGTTCAGACACTCAAGAAATGGCTAATAAAGCCAATATAGAACTATCTCAAGTAATCCCAAAATTAGTTAGTGGTGAAAGATTGCAAATCCCAACAATTAGAGAAACTGGGGACAAAATAGGTCAAGATTTATTAGAAGGAATAAAAAAAGGTGATTTAGTTGGTTCATTAACTAAAGCTGAGTCAGAAGGTAAAAAATGGTCTGACGCTGCGTTGGGTGATGTAATATCAGGGGCGAATACTGCTTTAAGTGATTTAGGTAAATCAACTAATCCATTAATTGGTGTTATGACTACCTTAGCAACAAAAACTGGTGAATTTGTTGCAAAACAAGAAGGTTTGGAAAAAGAGTTTACAACATTAACTGAAACAGTAAAAGCTACAAATAATAATCTAAAAACCTCTACTGAAACAACTGCGGCGAAAAAAGAAATAGAAAAAGTAGTAGAAATACCAAAAACTGGAGCTAATTCAAGTGGGGAAATAAATTTTAGTAAACCATTGAAAATGGAATTAAGTGTAACTGGACTTCAATCACCCGCAGAAGAACAAATGTTATTAAATTGGATAAAAGGAGGAAAATTAGACCAAGCATTAGTTGAAGCTATTAAAAGAGGTGAAATAGAACTCGTAAAAAAATAAAAAATATCTATTTATTATAAAATCAAATAATGGCTGATAGTATATTATCTTTTGTTAATAGTTCAAGTTTTAGAAATAGTTTAATTACTAGAAACTTACCCCCATATAGTGTTAGTGGTTTATATACACCACCATCTGGTCCTCAGAACTATGAAACATCTGTGTCAAATTTTAATGTAGTTGATTCACCAAATGAACTTATTAGTCAGAATCCATTTGTCAGAAATACTCAAACATTAAACGAATACGGACCTAATAACGGATACCAAAATACCGTTATAAATAATAACTTACCTGTTACCCCAAACCAAGGTGAATACAATCTCAATGATACGGTATTAGACTTGGTAAATGAATTTTATATTGATGCTGCGTATATTGAAAATAGATATGGTCCCGTTGGAGGGTTTAATAATATGGTTGTTATTGATTCAATTCAAAATAACAATAGACTATATGTTCCGTATTGGAATCCACCCACATTTATACCGTCATCATATTCTCCTTATAATATATTATTATCAAACAATCCTACGGGTTCTGATGGATTGTTATCTCAAGATTCATTTATTGCCAAATTAGGTGCGGAGTCTCTTAAGTTTGCAATCCAAGCAAGGATTGAAGCCGAGTTATTTCAAAGAACTTTGGGTTCAGTAAATTTAGATGTATTATCAGACCCATTTGAAGGTAGTTTAGTTGCGAGTGGTAGAGAACCGTTAGTATATAGGGATTACAGAATTACAGTTCCTGAAAATCCAGTGACAGCTGGAGCTGAATTGGCATTAAGACTAACTGGTGCTTATTTACCTTTTTCATTAATACCTGGTGATTACTTCTTAGAGAATGAACCAGGAGCTGGTATGTCTAGACAAACAACTCAAGCATTAAATGTAATAAACAGATTAACTGGTGGATTTTTAGGACCAATATTAAATACGAATAGAAACCCATCAGAAATATTTTTATCAAACACAGGTGGTGGACAACGTTCCGTATTGTTCCAAACTATTAATTATAATAAGTACCAACCATTTTATGAAAGAGGGTTTGGTCAAATAATAAGAGACACCCTTGGTTCAATAAACCCAGAAAATGGGACTTTAAGGGGTGGATATTATGTGGGGTCAAGAACTTCCGAACCGTCAACAATCACCTCACCCCCTAATCAAATACCAGTTAATGCTGGAGGAAAACAAGTTCAAACCAATGTTTATGGACCATCTGAATTAGGTATTCTATATGAAGGAAATGAAAATAAATTAAATTTCGGATTAGCTGGTAAGTCTTATTCTGA